ATCTTGTGTTCAACGGCGACGGTATACCGTCCCAATAAGTAGTTGAACCTAGGATCACGAGGCGATATGATCCTAGGCACCTGCTGCTTGTCCCACACAGTATTCTCATACTTTGTGAAAAAGCCCAGCTGAGCAAGCTGTCCCAAAGTGCGCGGCTCATCCAGCAACTGCCTCCGTGCATTAGCATACAGCACTCGCTTGGAACCCGACCTGGAATCCACAAAAGCGGACCCGGTCAATCGGCTGCAAACCCCGACTGCAGAAATGACTTCATTGGCCAAGCTAGACAAGTCATCGCAACTCCGTGAGCAGGTGGGCTTGAGTGTACCACGGTCGTCAAGGTAATACACTCTTTCCTTTAAGCCCGAAACTACGTTCTGGATGGTCTTGCCAAAAGGCACGACCTCCTTCAAGGTCATCAAATGGCGCACCCGGTAATGCGCTCCCGTGCGATACCGCAGAGGAAGCCAGGTCCTCACCACCATCCCCGGTGCCAAGGGAGCCTTACTCACATAGACCGTGGGCCTGACTTTCTCGCGGCAGCACTATACTCCCGTGCTCCCACCAATTCTGCCAACAGACCTCATCAGGGCCTCTTCTTCACGCACTCTCAGCTGAGAGTCCAACACAACAAACACTGCCAAAACCATAGCGTCTATGTGCTGAGTGATGTGGGAGGCCCTCATACCATGCGAGGTCATCGCTCTCACCATATAAGCTTTAGCCAAAGCCTTGTTATAAGGCGTGGCCTCGCGGTGATTGTAGTGAAGACGAGCATCAGCGACGACGTCGGACAAATAGGGCCCGCTCACGCCGGCCCCGTCGAATGGCCTGTGGACGTACTTCTTCTTCTTAGTAACGCGCACAGAAACGCCCTCCTCGACACCGGGCTCCGTCACAGTCTCGCTGACCAAGACGTCTGCCTGTTCGCCCTCCTCACAGTCGCGCACCCCGGGCACATAAAGTGCAGACGACGCGACGAATTCTTCGTACTTGCTGACGCATCGGGAAATCCTGGCAGCACGCCACCAGTTCCACAACGTGTGGCGGTAATACACCGCCACACCAACGCCAGCAGCTGCCGCCAAACAGGCCCCGAACGGAACCACCTTGTTTGGAGCACGCGCCACAATTTTAGGGGCCACAGTCAGACCCACCGCACCAAGCAGTGTGTCCCGCGCGACAGACAACACCTCACTCGCACTTTCCATGATCACGACTAGGCTGCGAAACACCCTCGTGTTGACTGATCGGAAGGTCGCGCACAAAAGTGGACGACCTAACCCGGCGAAACGCTATGATCTCTGGGGAGAAAAGCGCCACGCCAG